GCGGTGCACCCACGTGCCGTTATTCCACAGCGCGCCTTGCGAATACTTGGCGGCTTGCCTGGCCCATTCTTCGGTGCCTGGCAACTTGCCGGTTGCGATCGGGTACGACGGTACGACGTACGGCGCGGGCATTACTTGGCGTCGGGTTTATCTTTGGTCGGTACGAACGATGCGCGGTGCGGGTCGCCGAACTTGCTGGAAACATACGCCAGAATGCCGGCCAGTACGGGCATCGCTGCGGCGATGAATCCGGGGTCCAACTTGTAGTAGCCGCAGACGTACGTGAACAAGCCGAGAATGCCGCCCTTTAGTGTCTGGTCTACGCCTTGCGCGGTGCTTCCGTTCATAGTGTTGCCTTATTGGTTCCAACCGTACACGGAATATCTGCCCGTCAAACTTGACGCGACCGAACTAATGTAACTGAGACTGTCGAACACCGTGCCGGCTGTGAAACACCCGGCGAAGTTGCGGTAGCGCCACGCGGTCGCTGCCGTATTCACGTAGGTGAGATTTGCGAAGATTAGCGTCGGCTCGGCTATTTGTGGGGCCATAATGTCCACAGTTAGCGCATAGCGGTCGATTGGATCGCTTTCAGCCATTGACCACGAAGTAAGTCCACCTGCTGACGTAATGCCGGTAACCGTGGTGTTGGTTGAATTGGTTTCCGTTCCGGCTAATTCATAATTGGCGCCACTGTTGTCGGTTCCGCTAGTCCTCATGCGCATCGTCAAGGTGGCGTCGGCCGTCACGGCGCTGAGATTTAGCATCAGGCGGTAGTTAGTGAAGTCGGCCGTAAAAGTGTCGTTGGGCAAACTGATCGATGTTTGGGTTGTGAACGTCGCGGCGTCGATTAGCCATAAGCCGATGGCGTTCATCTGTGCGGCGGTCAATACGGCGCCGGCGGTGAATGTTGGTGGTGTTGCCATACTTTTAGCCTAGGACGTTAGAACCTGCGCCAAGTGCATCTGCCAAGGTTCCGTAGACGGGGTCGTCCAGAATGAGAAGAAACACCACGGTGGTGGGCGATGTGTAGAAGCGAACCGTATGGCCTTGCGCGAAGTCGATCACCGCGTCGATGCCTTCGACGGCCAGTTCTTCGGTCAGGGCCCCAAAGCCGAGGACGGTCTTTTCGATCTGTATGGTGTCGCCGATATCCACGGTGGCGGCGGCGTCACGTTGCAAGGAAGTCAGTAGCGCGAAGTTTGTGGCCACGCTAGTGAACCGCGGCTGGGGGTCGGGCACCAGTAGGTAGGCGGCGGCGCTGTCCAGTTCACCCTGTTCGTGCAACAGACTGGAAGATACGGCGCGGGTCTGTATGAAGTAGGTAGTTTGGCTTGCCGGGTCGTCGTCGGTTCCAGTTACGTCTTCCAGGCTGGTGACGGTCGCCCGGTTCACGACGTACGAGGCGTCGAACTCTATCTCTAGGTCGTTGAAGGGGGTTCCGGCGCCCTGGTCGTCGAACTCAATGACGGGTGACGACAAGGTGACGCCGATACGTTCCTGGAACGTGAACACCCCGGCCCGATCCATGAATAGGCGGCCGAACTCTGCGGTGTCGTTGATCTGTTGCGCGTACTGTAAGGCGTTGGTGCCTTGCTGCACTGTGAACGCTGAGGCGTGCCCCAAGTTCACGGTGCCGGTTGCGATGTTTCGTTCTGCGCCTGGAAAGAGCGACACTTCGGGTAGGTCTAATAGCGTCTCGAGGCGTTCGCCAGAAGTTTCCGGGGTTACGTTCCACTCGTCCAGGTAGCACTGTGCGAGCTTGTAGAACCCGTCCGCGGCGAGAATGTTCACCAGGTTGCTGCCGCCTAGTTCGAACTGGTAGTCGTAGTTCACTACTACGCCAACGAATAGGTACTCGCCTTCGCGGCTTAGTCGAATGGCACGCAACGGCGCCAACCCCGGCTGATCGTTCGCCGGGTCATAGTACGGGCTGCTGGTGTCGTACGGCGAAAGAATACCGCCGGCCAAGTTGTCGTCCAATATCACCGACATAGTGCCCGGGCCGAACTGGTCGGTGTCTTTGCGGCGGCCGCGCCGATAGTTCACCCGGCGGCAATACGGGGTGATATCCGCGAACTGTGTCGTACCGTCGAGCACGTAGTCGGGGCTGTTGAGTAGGCCGCGCAAGGCGTCGTCCAAGGTAAAGGCGTCCACCTGGAACCCGGTATCCAGTTCGATGAGGTAATCGCCGGACTGTACGACGGGGGTTGCCACGGTTACACCGCGAAGATATCGAGGCCGATGTAGCCGGACCGCTGGTTGTATTGGCGTAGCGCGTCCACGATCACTTCACCGGCTTGCGACGGGTCAAGGCTCTGGCTGTTTATGGTGACGTTCTGCACTGGTGCGGTCGGTGCTGCTAGGCGGCTCATGGTGTCGCTGAACGCTGCGGACGCGCCTTTTATGTCTGCCGGCCGTTTGGCGCCGGCGATACGTCGCTCCGCTTCGGCTATTGCTTCGGTTACACCTTTCAGGTACGCCTTGCCGTTTTCTACGCCTGCGGAGTAGAACTTGGCGGCCGCTGCCTGGCCAATCTTTTCGGCAATCGCCTGTGTACGTTCGACCAGTTGGTTGGCGCGTAGCACCCCGTCGGCGCTGGCCAGTAGTTGCTTGGCGATCTCTGCGCCGCTTTCCACGCCGGCTTCGAGCACTTGCGCCAAGGCGTCCTGGCTGATACCGCGGCGGAGTAGTTCTTCGGTTAGTTTTCCGAACTCGTCGGCCCGTTCGGCTTGCCTGGTTAGTTCATCGAAGAACGAACCGCCGCCTTCTTCGGCTGACGCTTCCAAGGCGTCACCGAAGTCCAGTGCGTCCTTAATCGTGGTGGTAACACTGTCCGCGAACTGGTCGAACGCCTGCTGGGCTTCCTGGAGACGTGCTTCGGCAATCTGTAAGGCGTTCGCCATATCTTCGCGTAGTGCCGTGGCTGCGGCTTCCAAGCGTTCCTGTAGTTTCTTGGCGCGTTCTGCCATCTTATTGAGGCCGCCACCGCCGCCGCCTGCCCCGGTCGCGTCGTCATCGCCGGCTGCTGCTGCGTTCGCTGCGATAATTGAGGCGCTGAGGCGGTCCAACCGATCGGCGGTTCCACCGACTTGGGCTTTCGCGGCGTTCGCCCTGGCTGCTAGGTCACCCAGCCGGCTTTCCAGGTCGTCGAAGTAGTTGAGGGTTTTCGCTTTCAGTTGGTCGGTTAGGGCGGCGCCGCCTGCTGCGGCGAGGGCTGCGGCGAACGCTGGCAGGCCGGCTTTGCCGCGTGTTGCCAAGGCTTGCGCGGCACCAATCAACGTCTGAATACCGGCGTACGCCAGGGCTATGGTCTTTACGAACTCCAGCACACCTTCGGTGGCTGCGCGCATCGCCCGTATGGCCGCCGGGGCGAAGTCGCCCATACTGCCGATAGCAACCTCGAACGCGCCGGTGACACCTTCGCCGCCGCGTAGTTGATCTATGAACACCCGCAACGCTGGTATCACGTGCTTATTCACCGCGGTGACCAACCGTTCCAGATACGGCAACACGATCTCGCCAAGTGCTTCGGTCATCTTGTCGAACCCGATCTTCAACCGGGCCAACTGGCCCTGGAATGTGTCGGCGGCGCCGGCGGCTGCACCGCCGAACTGTTTAGAAAGTGCAGCGGTAGCCGCTTCGTAGTCTTTCGTCTTGACGATGTTTTCGTCCAAGGGTACGCCCAGTTTCGTGAGTGCGCCCATATTGCCGGCGTATGCCTTGGCCAGTGCCAGGCTTACTTGCTGCAAGTCGAGGTTGGCGCCGACGCTGATATCGGTAGCGAGCCGCAACTGTTCCTGGGCGCTGGTCACGTTGCCGGTTGCGCGGGTAAGTGTCGCCAGGGCTTCGGATAGGTCGCCGCCGCTGACCGTGGTTTCCATCTCCAAGGCGTCCACGAACTGCAACGTGGCGTCGATCGCGTCGTCGGTTGCCCCGGTGGTGCGCCGTAGCTGGTCGGCTAATAGTTTGTCCTCGCGCTGTGCTTCGGCGGCTGCCTGCGCGGCTTTGTAAAGTGTTGCGCCCAGGCCGACAACTGCACCCGTAGCCGCAATAGCGCCAGGCACCAACGCTTTCTTCATCACGAACGCGGCCTTCTCGCTGGCGGTACCTAACGACTGGAACTCCTTGAGCGCGCGTTCCACGCCCTTGCCGGCGTACTGCGTGACGATGGGTATGACTACGGCCACGGTTTAGCCTTTCACCAGGTTGCGGTTCACTGCCCGCATTACTTCCTCGACAAGTTCGAAAGTCTGCCGTTCCACTTCGTCGCGGTTCATCTCATAGGCCGGCCATAGCACCCGCGACGCCTTGCCGTGGCGTGCTTCGAGTGCCCGTATCATTCGCGCGCCGCGTTCCGTGTCGCCATTACCGCGCCGCCCGGCCAGGTCGTAGATCGTATTTATGGCACCCTTCCACGTAACGGTGAACACCGCCAGGTTTGTGACGCGGCCGGCCCACTCTCGCGGCTTCTTACCGGATACTTTCGTGCTAATCATGCTCTTGGCGATCGCTGTTTTCCACGGCAACGCCTGAAAGTTGGTGGACGGTTTCCACGTTCGGTTCCACCCGGATAGGGGCGCTTCTTGCGGTATCCGCTTGCGGGCCGTATCTACCACCGGCTTTGTGATACGCCGATAGTCGGTGGTGACTTTTCGGCGGGCTTTCTTGTCTATGTCTTGCAGTTCTCTGAGCGCTTCTTTGAGGCCGACAACTTCCAGGCTTGCGGATACGGTCATCGCCGGCGGTTCCTTTCTTCTAACACTTTGTGGACTGTTGCCAAGTCTCTGGTGTCGAAGTCTATGCCAGGGGGCCACCATGAGGCGGCGACTAACAGTTCGGCTAATTGCCGTCGGTAGGCGCCGCGACCGTAGGGTGGCTTTCTTGCGTATCTTTCACTTCAATGGTTTCCACGTACGTGAGCCACGTATCGAAGTCGACGGTGGTATCACCTGCGCGCTTTTCGCTTGCGTACGCCAAGTACGCCAGGTCCTCAATATGGAACCCGGCGGCGAGATCGCCGGCGCGTCGCTGATACTTGCGCTCCCAATCCACGATTACGGCCAGCGACGTATGCACGTCATAGGTTCGCCGGTCGGTGGTGCTGACGGTAAGTGTTAGCCGCATAATGCTGCCCTTCGTTGTCTAGTGGCTTACGGGGTGGTGTCAATCGTAAGCGCGCCACCCTGCAGGGTGATTTGCACTTCCGAAAGTTCACCTAGGTTGGCGTTCACGATGTCCAAGCTTTCCAAGTAGGTGTCGGCCAGTTCGAACATCGGGTTGGTGGCGCTCAGGGCGCCGCTGGTTGGCGTGACCGATACGAAACACTGCGTGCCGACCAGTGGTTGCAATAGCGCGTAAGTTTCGCTCGAGGCGTAAGACATAAGGAACGTCAAGACGCAGGTGTGGTTCTGCAAGCCGGCGGTGTAGCGGCGGCCGTTCGAACCGAACGCCGTACTTTCCAGGGCTTCGACAAGTTGCGTCAAGACCGCGGACTTGCACTGGTCGGTGATATCGGTACCGGGTGACGCTGCGCCGATCGTTACGACGGGGTTCGCCAGATAAGTGGTGGTGGCCATGTCTTACTCCTTGGTCTTCGGTTTCTTGCTTTTAGTTCTAGCACCTTGCGGCGGCTTTGTGGTGGCATCGGGTTCGGGGTCAAGCCCTGCGGCTACTGGTTCGATCATGCCGGCCGCCAGTAGGTAGCGGACGTTATGGAACGCATCGTCGTGCACTGTCTCGCCAACTTTGCGGGCGCCGAACGGTCGAACTACGCGGTAGATCATGGCGCCACCTTAGTGGACAAGGTGAGATCGTACGACGCGTAATCTGCGCCGCCCACACTGGTGACCGTTGGCCGGCCGCCGGTCAGCCCGATATTGGCGCCGCGGATAAGGTCGGCAAGTTCCAGTAGGTTGCGGACCGCGCGACGGTCGCCCGGGCCGATCGTTAGCACTTTCACGGTGAAGTCCATCTGTGCCACCGCGTTGGTTGGCATGAGAAAAGCGGGCGCTTCCACGATAATGCACGGCGGGTTTATGTTGCGCGGGTCGCTGTCTGTGGTTACCCGTAGCCCGGTAATGGTTCCTAGTTTCGTGACCAGGTCGTCGAACCCTTCGTTGAATAGGTCGGCTGCCGGCATTACGCCACCGCGGGCCGGTTGCAGCCAAGTAGACGGAGAATGTCACCGAACGAACCGCCCACGGGTGCCCCGGTTGCGAGCGGGTCGAACGACGCGTATTGGTCAATCGAGCCGCGTTGGCGGTAAAGGTAGCCGGCATACATTACGGTGCCAAGTTTCACGTCCAGGCTTGGCACGGTGGTAAGGCTGTCGGTGTAGCCGCTTTCTTGGCGGCGTCGCCACCCGAACTGGTTGGCCGCCCCAACTGCAAGCGAGAGGAGGTCGTAATCTGCGGACGGGGCGGCCACTGTGAACCCTAGCCAGTCCTCGGCGTCGCCGTTCGTTATCCACGTGCACACGGGTGCATAGGTGACGGTGCCGGCGGCGGTGTCGCGTGCTACGTCCGCGGTTGCAAGTTCGAACGCGATCTGGTTCGGAATAAGAACCGCGGTGTTGTAGGTGTAGTCGCCTTGTTCGTCGGGTCCGAGGAAGAAGAACTCCGGGCACGCCGTAACTACGTGCGTGCCGTTGAACGTTGCGTTGCCGCTGATCGTGATACTAACGCCGGGCTGTATCGGGGTGCCGGTCAGTGTCGCAACTACCGCGACACCGCCGGTCACTTGTCCGTGCGTAATGGTGTAGGCCGCCACGTGGCCGCCTTTCTTATTAGAAGTCGAACCAGCGGAACTTGGTCACGTCGATGTACTGCGCCGCGAAGTATCCGCGTACGCTGATCTGACGGCCGAGCACGTCGGGCTTTTCGATGCTGACCAAGCCTTTCATGGTTTCGAAGATTTCGAACCCGGCGTATGTTCCACCGGCGGTGCCCAGGGCGATGAAGTCGCCGGCGTAGTCCAAGCCAGGGTCTACGACAAGCGACAAGCCCACCGGGTTTGCCACGGTGCTGGCGGCCGACATTACGCCGGACGCGTTCATCGGGTTGAGTGTTGGAAACAGTGGCCGGTTGTCGCCGTCCACCAGTGCGCCAACCGCTTCGAACCCTGGCGTGCCCAGGATAAGGTGCGTCGGCATTACGCGGCCCGCCGCGAGAATGGCGGCGGCACCTTCGTACACCTTGGCGATGAAGTCTTGCGAAGTTCCGTCCCACGTTCCAACTTGCTGTGCGCCACCGATATTGTTGGCGAACTGTGTGCAGGCGTAGTTGCCGGTTTGGATCGCGTACTGGTTGGCCAT